TGGCTGATTAGACTGTTTTATGAGCTTACAACTGCTGTTTTTAGATGCTGGGAACACATAAATCAAAGAAATCTTCAAAAGATCGCAGCTTAAAGAAAATGAACAGATTTGTATAGTGATGAACAAAAAAGAGGTGCATCGTGCATTACGACACACCTTCTTGCACCACAGAAATACACACTGAAAATCAATACTTTATACTTCTTGTAAAACCACGGGTGCAACCTCGTTTCTTGCACCGCCTCCTGCTTTTATGCTTTTCCTGTAATCCGGTGATTCCGAAAAATAAAAAATCCCCCGAAACATTTCCCTTTTTCGGTCAAAATCCCTATATTTGCATCAGTTCCAAGAGCAAAGCGAAGCAATGCAGCGAAACCCGCACAGCTACCAAATCGCTACCGGCTACCGAACTTTCAACTCTTTAAGTCTTATCTACCAACCGATTACAAAAAAACGATTGTTTTTTCCTCAAAGAGACGACCGTCTTGCGCATAGGTGTGTATCTTGTAGACGTGCTTGATGAAGCGCATGGGTACACATTCATAGCGGACACATATTCAGGTAGCGATGGTAACCAGCCGGGCGTTATTGATGTCAAAATCAGGATCGTCGGGATAAACGTCATGTTCCTCCTGCTCCATCTCATAATGCATGCCACGTTTGGCCCCATTGTTCTTTCTGGCTTTACGCTTATCTGCTTCGCTTCTCTCTTCTGCCGCTCTTCCTCCGGCAATGCAGGTTGAGGGGGTTGTTGCTGTTCGGATGTGTTTGATACAAGTTTGGCGATCCCCTTAGTAAGACGCTGTTGCTTGCTAAGAGATTCGCCTTTTTGAAGAAATCAAATAGCTAATATACAGTATATTACATTAAATCATAAAACATTTTCGCAACCGTACTGACTTCAATGACACTCCATTTAAGATAAAAGACAAAATCTGATAAGAGATCTCATAATTGCCTATATGGGGGTTAAATGTCGGCAACTCAAAACTTCCACCTTCCAGACGCTTGTAGTACAGGAGAAAGCCATCACCATCCCAACGCAGTATTTTTACACTCTGCCGGTTTTTGCCAAAGAATAAAAATACATCTCCGGAAATGGGGACAACTCCTTCATTTGAGAGCGTATGATTTTGAATAAACCGTCAATGCCAAGGTTCATACGGACAAAGCCCTGGTACAGATAGTATCGATTGGCTGATGTTAGAGAATACATGGATCTCCCTCCTTTCTTTCGTAATCGCGTAACATTTTAATAATACCCCCGGGAGTGGTCCGTTTGACCAAAATGGTGGTTCCACTGTTAAAGGTGATTGTGATCCCGGAAAGACTAAACTCTTCTTCCGACAACATGGCGGGGGCTATTTGAGTGAACGAAGGAGAGGAAGTTGTCGGTCGGGAGGGTTCAACGCCACCATAATAATCACGGACCATATCCGCCTTGGCTTGTTTAACGCTATAGTCCCGTCTGGACATCCAGGAACTCATACTTCCAAAAGTGGTATGCTGATCGCGGCAAACATCGGCTAAAGAACAATTGTAGTCTACTTTCAATACTTCAAGGAAATGTTTCCAAGTTTTTCCAAATCGATTTTCTGCTAAATCCATAATGATTCATTTTTATACATGGCAAAAATATAAGAATGAAAAATGGGCGACAAGATAGAATCGCGGAGACGCTTACTCCAATTCCGTATTTTTTATATGTATGTATTTGTTTATCAGTGGTTATAGTATTTGATATTTTAGAAACTAAAAGATTGAGGGTATCTGTATAAAGCAATAATTATCTATGATTTAGATAGATTTTATAGTGAAAAGTTCCCAAATTACATAGAGGGGCGTAAATTTGTCCCCCCGTATGTGGCTTGGGGGACAAACGGGGGACAAAAATATTGAAAAATAGGCATAACAAAAGAAAATACCTTTCCTAAAACTATTATTTTGCCATATTTAAGTCGTTTTTAGTCAGTATTTTAGATTGTTTGTAATTGTAACTATATGATAGTTAGGTTACTTCCCGATATAAATCACAAGAAAATATAAGCACTGCAAAAATAGTATGTGTCATTCCCTGAAAAAAGTTGACTCGCAAAATCAAAAAAACAAATGCGAATCAAACATTCACTCAAACGGGAGCTTTATCATGGGAAAGCGATGGATCTATACTTCAAGGAAGGTATATGCGGAACCCATATCTGCAAGATTCTGCCCATATCTCGCGCCACTAAAAATCATGGCTGCACACATAGTAATATTCTGAGCAGAAAAATATATTTAATATACTTTGATATTAAAATAATTGCTACCTTTGTGCCATGAACAATCCATTGCAACAATTAGGAAATATCCCTGTTACTGCTTCCGTTTTGGAGTCCCTGTTCCCTCATATCAGGGGCGGAAGCCAGAAACTCAGGTTGCTTGAGCGTGACAAACAGATAATACGTCTCAAGAAGGGACTTTATGTGTGTAGTCCGGAAATAACGGGGAAAACCCTTTCGACAGAATTGATAGCCAATCATCTGTATGCCCCTTCGTATGTTTCCATGTCATCGGCTCTGCGCTATTATGGGCTGATACCGGAAGAGGTTTACACCAAACAGTCCATGACTTTGAAGTATGCCAAGAACTTTGACACGCCATTTGGACGGTTTGAATATACGCATATCTCGAAGGCCGCATTCTCTGTTGGGCTGACAAGCATCAAGAAAGATGGCTACGCGTTTGTGATGGCTACACCTGAAAAGGCTCTGTGTGATCTGATTGCCAATTCTTCAAAAGTGAATTTGCGTTATCTGAAAGATGCCGAAATTTATCTGGAAGAGGATATCCGGATGGAACGAGAGGATTTTTTGCAGATGGATGCCCGGTTGTTTGAGGAATATATCAAGGTCGGCAAAAAGGCCGATTCAATCCGTACTTTACTTAAATTGCTGAAGAAATGAAGAATGAGATTTATGACAATATGCTCTCTGCATATAGTGTGACAACAGAACAAGAAAGGTGTAATGCCATATTTGAAGTAAACCAGCAGGTGATACTTGCCGGGCTCTACAATGGCGGTTTCTTCGATGTGGCCGCTTTCTATGGCGGTACCTGCCTCAGAATTTTTCATGGTCTCCAACGCTTCAGCGAGGATATGGATTTTTCCCTCCTGGCTCCCGATGACAAGTTCGATTTCACGAAATACTTCCAGCCGATAATAGATGAATTTGCCATTGTCGGTCGTGAGGTGGAGATTAAAAAGAAAGACAAAAAGAGTTTTGGTAAGGTGGAATCCGCTTTCCTGAAAGACAATACGGATGTATATGACCTGTCTTTCCAGACCGATAAATCCATAAAAATCAAAATTGAAGTTGATACCCAGCCACCGTTGAATTTCAGGACTGAGCAAAAGCTGCTTCTACAGCCTCACTCCTTCATGACACGCTGTTTCACTTTACCGGATTTGTTTGCCGGGAAGATGCACGCATTGGTGTATAGGGGTTGGAAAAACAGGGTGAAAGGTCGTGACTGGTATGATTTTGAATGGTATGTCCGCCACAATGTTCCTCTTGATTTTGCCCATCTCGCAGAGCGTATCCGCCAGTTTAACAATGAAGAAATCGGGCAGGCAGCGTTCATGGCTCAATTGAAAGACAGATTGGCTTCGACTAATATCAATCAAGTAAAGAACGATGTCCTTCCGTTTGTCAGGAACCCCAAGGAACTCGACATCTGGTCAAACGATTATTTTGTCCAGTTGGCGGATATGATGAAGTTTGAATAGTTACTATTAATATTACTGATTATGGCAAAACAGATTTTGATAGGCATTACGGAGCGGGAATTGAGTGAGATTGCGCATTATCTTATGATATATTTCCCATATAACGAGGAAATGTGCAGCTATACGGATGCATGGATGGGGGAACTTTATGAGAACAAATATCCGCTAGTTGCTAAGGGTATGTGGTCGGGAATAATCGATTTGAAAACACATAAACTGCTGAATTGGAAGCCTGAATATGGGGATCTGTACCTGCAGGCCAAGATATGCGACAGCGGAACATATTTCCTGCTCGATAAAGATAAAAAGGTGATATGCAAGATAGCCGGTTATGTGCCAAACGGTCTGGTTCCGGATTCGGATGACTGTGGAGACTATATCCGTTTGAGGATCAATAGTGACGGTACGATAGAAAATTGGCCTGAGAATCCAGACTGTTCCGATTTTATCGAAGGATCCGAGTCTGTAGAAAGGATTGATATGGACATTGAAGAAGAACCGATACTGGATACTAGAGTTGAGTTCACTTACAGTCAACTTATGTCAAAGCTGCTTCGGTTGCCTAAATTTTTGCAGTTGGAAATAGGAAAGGCGTTAGTGGCAAATGCCTCGGAAGGATTTGAGAAATCGGACGAATGAGTATGTTTTACTTTTTAATCAGATTATTTTGCCATCTTATTTTTTATCGCGACATTTGCATTACGATAAACTTGTAACGAAATAATGGAAATAATTGGAATAATATGAAGCCTAATAATCCTTTCCTCATTTCGGGATATTACAGTCCTGAATTCTTTTGCGACAGAGAGCAGGAGACAGGAACTATTCTTGATGCGCTCCACAATGGGCGCAATGTGGCATTGATAGCACCACGCCGTATGGGTAAGACAGGACTGGTCCGTCATGCTTTTTATCGTTTGAAAGAGGAACAGCCTGATATTGTCACTTTCTATTTGGATACATACTCAACCCAGTCATTAGGAGATTTTGTAAGATTGTTTGCCAGTACGGTATTAGGGCAGTTGGACTCCGTTCCGCAAAAGGCTTTGAGTCGGATACGTCAATTTGTCCGAAGTTGCCGTCCTGTCTTTACTTTTGATGAATTGACAGGTGTTCCTAAGGTGACGATAGATGTGGCTCCGGCAGAGGAAGAAAATACTTTGAAAGAGATATTCGAGTATTTGGGTTCATCGGAGAAACGGTGCTATGTCGCCATTGATGAGTTCCAGCAGATTACAGAATATCCGGAGAAAGGAGTCGAGGCTTTGTTGCGTTCCTATATTCAGTTCCTGTCCAATGTGAACTTCATCTTTGCCGGCAGCAAGCAGCATATGATGCAAGAGATGTTCACTTCATCGAAAAGGCCGTTTTATCAAAGTACGCAACCTCTCACAATCGGACCGATACAACAGGATGAATACGCAAATTTTGCTACAGGGCATTTTTCTTTACATAATCTGGAACTGTCTCAGGATATTTTCAATTCGATTTATGAAAAGTACGAAGGACATACCTGGTATGTGCAGTGTCTTCTTAATCGCCTCTATGGATACGACCGCGATGTGGATATGAAACTGGTTGCATACGCCATAGATCAGATTTTATCCGAGTACAGCTACACTTATGCAGACATGCTGAAAGCATATTCTTCCGGTCAGGTGCGACTGTTGAAAGCAATCGCCAAGGAGGGCTGTGTCAAGGAAGTTTTGGCCGGGGATTTTATCAGCGCCTACAGGCTTCGTGCTGCAAGTAGCGTGAGTGCAGCATTGAAGAAACTGCTGGGAAACGAACAGGTTTATCAGACTTCTGGCGGTTACATGATATATGACCGCTTTATGGGCGAGTGGTTAAGGAGGCAAGGGTTTTGAATCATTGTTGTGTAATTAATTAGTTTTATATCTAATATGTCATTCGAAATAATTGTTGATTGTATAATGGCTTTAGGTGCCTTGGCTACAGCTGCAACTTTTGTTCTTGTTCTCATAAATCAGAAAGGGACACAGATATGGGGCATAGAACGAAGCGGTTTTTTCAATGATCGGGGAAAATGGGCGAAAGGCTTTGAGAACCAAAGGGTTTAGGTGTGGTCTGGAAAATGGGCTGAATATTTCGAAGCGGTTTTTTCCTTTACATGGGCTTACATCTGCTTTACGTTTGAGGAGCTTTTCTTCGGATCTCCGGGCGATTGCTTTACATTGGGCTTGCAGATGGGGCTAAAACGGCCTGGAAAGGCTTTGTTTTCGGCTGTGTGGCCGTTTTATGGCTGGGTTGATGGATTTTGTTATGTGATGGTGTGAACGGCTGTGTGGCCGTTTTTTTGTGCCTATTTTCAAATATGATGACTTGAAATTATTCCAAATAAGCATTATTTGGTATATTTGCAGCATAATAGAAACGAATATGGCAAAAGTGATTCATGTGCATTTGCTGCATAAAATAGATGGAACGAAGCAGAAAGACTGGTATTTCAGCAGTATATCGGCTGTTTATACGGTTCTGACGGCAGATCAGGTGGGAGCAACCAAGAACTACCTGCTTCATGCCGGGCTGTCTGGTAATGGCACAATATGCACGAAAAAGGCTATAATTAAGCAATCTACGCTCATTTCGGGCGGTAGTAAGGGCAATGGTTAGAACGACATAATAACGCCGTTAGAAAGGCTTGTAGGCGTTATTTCTTTGAATGCTGATTGGGGAGCTTATGGCTCCCCCTTTTTTATGCCCTTACGGGTGGTAATTTAGAGTTTAGGGTTACTATTACGGTTACTGTTTAGGGTTACTACTTTAATGAGTTTAGGGTTACTTTTAGGGTTACTTTTTCGGATTTTGTAGGGTTCGCCCGAAATAGGAAAGAATGTAGCAAAAGTAAATAAGTGCCGTTTTTCGCTGTTTTCAGATAGGAAAAACGACACTTATTTTATCGATACACATTATATATATAGCGCGAAACCTTTGATTTACAGCTGTTTTGCGTCCTGATACTCTGTAAATGCCTTGAAAAGTGTGTGCGTGCGTCTTATTGTGCCTGTTGGGTGATATGACGCATGTGCTTCCTCATTAGAAGAACTTGCTGATGCTTCCAATGACTTCAAAGACATTCATGATGCGTGATTTGTCGAATTCCTGCTCATCGTAGTCCTCTGTATTGATAGGGATGAACCGCAGTTTGTCCGGATCCGGCGACCTGCGCAGGATTTTAATGGTACGGATAGTGTCCAGTACCACTGCATAGATTTCTCCATACTGGATGTCGTTGAGTGTGCACTGTCGCAGGGCGATGATGTCGCCATGGTTTATTTTGGGCTCCATGGAGTGCCCGGTAACATTGCACCAGAGGCTGGCTTTTTCGAATCCCCTTATTACGATGTTGGTGGTGGGTATGTTTACCTGAGAGTTGAACACCTCATCGAATCCCCCAATAAAGTCAACATCGTAGTATGGTGTGCCGATAGATGGGTTCATAGATGTTGTAGGCAGAGTCGAAGGATTGGCTTCGTCTGCTGTTTGAATGCCGTTCAAATCATCTTTCAACATGCTACCTGCACCAGTAAGTAACCAATCGGCAGATAATTCTGGATAGGCTAATAGAATTTTTTCAATATTCATTGAGCTCATACCTTTGCCAGACACCTTTGCTTTCCCGATAAGTCCAACAGAAAGACCGGCATTGACAGTCATTTGATTGTCATTTATGCCCTTTTTCTCCATGAAATATTGAAGTCTTTCTATAAAATTCATACCTTTATATTGATTTTCTTCCATATTTAGTTTGGTGTATTGAAATAATTCTATATATTTGCAGCGTGTTTAAGATGTAAACAGCGCGCCAAATATACAAAAAAGGCGTGTGATTAGCGAATTTTAAGGATTAAAGTTAATGAAAGAAGAATTGATTATGAAGGTGAAGCCGGAAACGCTGGATAGCCTTATAAATGCTTTGGTTGATATAACCAGTGAAATGAAATCAGCTGCACCCGACCCGCAGGTGCGATTCGGGGATGAAGTTTATATGACTTGTCTGTGTCTGGAGAATACGGTATTGGGCGCTATTCGACAGGTAGAGCTGAAGAAAAAAGAGGGCAAATAGATTGCCGGATAACTGGCAGCCCGGAAAGACGGGCAGGGGCGGCAGGCACGGCCGGAGAGTTGGTAAATCGAAAATGAGAAAGCGTAGAAAGCCGTCGGGGTTCGATTCCCCGCTCCCCACGATATTAACCTCTAAAATTTAGATTATGGCAAAGAAATTCAACCAAGGAAGGGCTGAACGCCAGTTCAAGCAGAAGCTTCGCACGATGATAAGCAGTGCGGCCCATACACAGAACATTGCCGACCAGGCTATGGATTTGGCCGGACAGTTCATGACAGAGGATGCGATCAGTAACTCGGATGCCTACCGGGTGATAGAGAATGTGAGCTGTGCGTGCGAAGAAGCCATGCAGGTGCTGATTGAGGAACTGAAAAAGGGAACACGCCTTTACGAGATACTTCCGGATGATTCGGATGACATCAAGCGGAAAGCTATTGAGGAATTATAAATAACGACTAAAAAGCAAGCGATATGAAAGGATATATTTTAAACGATTACGAACGGTCTATCAGTATAAAGAATCTGAAAAGTATCATAGGTACTCCTATGTACAAGAAACTTGCAGCAGGGACTCTTAGATTTGGGGCTTCAAACAATGGGAAGGGCGAACGTCTTGTCTTAGTGGATAGCATTCCTTTGAAATATATGAGCCAAGAAGCGAGAGCGGCTATCCTCTTCTGTTCGGAGAGAATGGTTCAGCCCGTAATATGCGCGAAGAACAAGAAAGGTCCCCGGGCTTATCGTAAAGAGAGGACAGTGCCTGTGCTATCTGAACCAGCGGAGGTAATTGCCGAAATTCGTCAACTACTATACCTGCTTGAATGCCAAGTGCCTGAAAATAGATTCCCCGCATCTCACATTCCTCATCAGGGTGATACCAGTGAGTATTCCGCTTGCACTCGAAGCCGAGCGGAAGCAGGACATCGATTATTTTCTGCGCAATGTCATTGCAAATGCTGTCGGTTATCTTGCCCTCTGTGCGATGAGGGTCTATTATAATGGAAATTTCAAGTAAGAACATGGTGTTACCGTTAATAAACAGCGGTAAAGATAATAATAATTAAAGGAATTGATGTATGAGAAAGCAGATTTTGACAGATAACGAGACAAAGACCTTCCTGATGAAGACCTTTAAGTGCAGCCGTCAGGCTGTGTGGCAAGCACTGAATTTTGTCCGTGACAGCGATCAGGCGCGCCGGATACGCACTCTTGCCCTGAAGCGAGGCGGCAAACTGACTGACGGGAACTTCATCCCGAACTGCGAAACCACCTTTGAAGAGTGCGAGAAAACCATGACCTGCACCTTCGGTCCCCGTGTAAAACTGGTAGTCCACCGGAAGACCAACGATGTGGACGTGTACGTGGACGGAAAACGGACCGAAACCTACCAATGTGAGTTTGTATCAGACTTCATGCAGCTGCAGCACGAGACCCAACAGATGGCAGCCGCCTTATAAACAGAAATGAAATGGAGTATTATGGAAAGATATTGTGCATATCCTACAATGACCTGACCTACGACGACCGACCGGTGATGGTGAACGGGAAGGCTGACTACAGCAGAAGCCGCACGCTGAAAGGCGTTCATCCTTCCACTCTTTCCGAAGAAGAACTTGCTCCCATCCTGTCGGTACCCAATTACAAGAAATTAGCGGCCAAGAAAGAAATCAACGTAGTGCGACCCGGCAAGGGGCTTGGAAGTTATGCACTGGTAGAAATAGCCACCATGCCCCTACGGTTTCAGGAAAGGATAAAACTAAAATACGGAGATATGAAAGAAGACGTAATAAGAAACTGGCTCGGTAGCCATTACCACATCGATGCGAAAGCCCGGGATTTTTACACCCGGTTCCGTTTTGACAACGGAGATACACTGCCACCGGAACACATCCAAGAATATACGGTAAACGCTTCGGTAATTGAGGCAGTGATGCGTGCCATGGAGGATGCCACGTTTATGCGAAAGGCCATGAAGGCCGGGCCGGTGAACTGGGGCGAACTGGCAGGAGCCATCAGTTACTACCAAGCAGAGTTCGGACATACCTTGCCTGTGAGTTCCAACCGCTTCAAGAAGCGTGTGAATGACTTCAAGGCCAACGGCTACGAAAGCCTTATCAGCCGCAAGTTCATGAACCAGAACCGAAGGAAGGTGACCTACGACATTGAACGCCTGCTGCTGAGCATCGATGCCCAACCGGAGCAGCCTTTCAATACCACTGTGTGGGAGCAGTACAATCTATTTGTACAAGGAGAACTGGAGCTATATGACCCCGAAACCGGCGAGGTGTTGAATCCGGCAGACTTTACCGACAAGGATGGAAATCCGCTGGTATTGAGCCCGGCCACAGTAGCCAACTACCTGAACAACCCCAAGAACAAGGCCCTTCGCGGTAAGCTGCACATGAGCCAATGGGATTTCAACAATGCCTACCGTCCTTATCATCTGCGCAGCATCGGTGAATATTCCTTGAGTAAGGTTTCTCTTGACGACCGCGACCTGCCGCGCCCAATGAAGGATGGCAACCGAGTGAAAGCCTATTATGCCTACGATGTGGTGAGCGGTGCTGTGGTGGGATATGCCTACAACCGGTACAAGACTACCGAGTTGTTTTTGGACTGCATGCGAAACATGTTCCAGACCCTGGACCGGAACGGCATGTATATCCCCGCCGAGCTGGAAGTGGAACACCACCTGGTAAGTGACTTTGCCGACGGCTTGATGCAAGCCGGTACCGTTTTCCCCTTGATCCGCTGGTGTAACCCCGGGAACTCTCGTGAAAAACGTGCCGAGCACAAGAACCGCGAAAAGAAATACGGTGTGGAGAAACGCACGCAGGTAGGTATCGGCCGATGGTATGCCAAGCTGGAGGCCAACCGCCCGAAGGAAGAAAAGGTGTATGACGAAAAGAACAACACCTACAAGGTGAAGACCTATAGCTATGAAGAACTGGTAGCCGATGATATACGCGCCATCCAGACCTTCAACGCGCAGCCTCACCCCAACCAGAAACGCTATCCTGGCATGAGCCGATGGGATGTGCTTTGCGCCCACCAGAACCCGAACCTTGCGCCTTGGGACAAGGCCGTTCTTTACCGGTTCATCGGGCAGCATACCGAAACAACCATCCGGCAGAACACCTACTGCACGGTGATGTACAACCAATACGGACTGCCCAGCCCGGAAATCATCGAAAAGCTGGAGCCGAGAAACTACAAGGTAGATGCCTATTATCTGCCCGATGCCGACGGAACCATCAACGAGGTATATATCTACCAGAACGGACGATATATCGCCACCTGCAAGCCCGTAGCCCGTTACAATGAGAATACAGCCGAGCAGACCGAGTACGACAAGGCAGCCTATACCGAACAGTCCAAGTATGTAGCCCAATTCGACAAGATGATGAAGGACGGCAAGATCAAGCGTGTGGGCATCCTTGCCAAAGAGGAAGCAAAGCTGATAACAGAGGTACAGGCGGAAGCCGTTCCCCTTCCTACCCAAGCCGAGGAAGAAGATTACTCAGCCTATATGGACATCAGTGCCTTCGAGCATGATGCAGTAGCCAAGATATAATTAACGACGTTAGAACGAATTTAAAACAGCATTCAAATGGAAATAACAAATGAAGTAAAGCAGCGTATTGTGGCAGCGATAGCCGCCGACCGTGAGAATTACCCCAGTGACAACCGTCATGCCACGGCACTGGGCATAGCCCCCAGTGTGTACAATACCATCAAGCGGGGCAATTATGAAAAGCAGGTCAGTGATGCCAACTGGGTAGGCATAGCCCGAAGACTGGGCGTGCAACTGCGTACGGAAATGCCCTGGCAGGCAGCACAGACCCCGACCTATGTGTTTGTGAGCAAGCAGCTGGAAGTGTGCCAGGGAAGCGGGCTGAGCGCCATCCTGTGCGATATGCCCAATATCGGCAAGACCTTTACAGCGAAAGCTTACGTGAAGCAGCACAAGCACGCCGTATATGTGGACTGCAGCCAGGTGAAGACCAAGTTGAAGCTGATACGCTACATTGCCAAGGAATTCGGCGTGACCAGCAACGGACGCTACAGCGACGTGTATGAGGACTTGGTAGCCTACCTCCGCACGATAGATACGCCCCTGGTTATTCTGGACGAAGCCGGCGACCTGCAGTATGAAGCCTTCCTTGAACTGAAGGCCCTGTGGAACGCCACCGAGCGCTGCTGTGCGTGGTATATGATGGGTGCAGATGGGCTGAAGGAAAAGATCAACCGCGCCATCGAAGGCAAGAAGGTGGGTTATACCGAAATGTTGAGTCGCTACGGTGACTCCTACAGCAAGGTGACCCCAGACGATGCGCAGGAACGCGAAAAGTTTCTGAAGGCACAGGCTGCCATTGTAGCCAAAATCAATGCCCCAGACGGTGCCGACATTGCCAAGATCGTTCACAGTACCGGAGGCGGCTTGCGGCGCGTATATACCGAAATCGAAAAATTAAGGAGGATGCAAGCATGAAACTGAAAAGAGCCTACAGCCCCGGTGAGGTGCTGAACATGAAAATACCCCGGTATGAATTTACCGGGGATTGGCAAGCCTCGATAGGTAACCCTGCCAAAAGCGGCGTGTGGATTATCTGGGGTGCCAGCGGGAACGGAAAGAGCAGTTTTGTGATGCAGCTGGCCAAGTACCTGTGCGGCTTTGGACGCGTGATCTATGACAGCCTTGAGGAAAGCACCGGCCTTTCGTTCCAGATGAGTCTGAAACGACATAAGATGGACGAAGTGCGCAAGCGTTTGGTTATCCTTGACCGCGAGTCGATGGACCAGTTGGAGGAACGCCTGCAGCGCCGTGGCAGTCCCGGAATCGTAATTATCGACAGTTTCCAGTATAGCGGTTTGAACTACAAGACCTACAAGGAGTTTAAGGAGCGCCACCCCAAGAAACTGTTTATCTTCATCAGCCATGCAGAAGGATCCCATCCGGCAGGCAGAAGCGCCCGCAAGGTGGAATATGATGCCGATGTGAAAATCATGGTGAGCTGCTTCAAGGCCTGGTGTAAGAGCCGTTTTATGGAAAAGCCCGGTGAACCCTATGTGATTTGGGAAGAAGGTGCTGCCAAAACATTGAAGGACGATAATATGGAGGATTATTTGAATGATGGAATGGGAGAATAAGCTGTACCAGATACTCCTGAAAGGACAGGAGGCGGAGGCCGTGGTGGACGATTGGGTAGAGCGTAACATACAAAGCGACCTCCGTCTGCGCAGGGCCAAGACAAAGGGACACGTAGTGATAGAAACCAGGGATGTGATGTTTGCCCGGAATATCCAGGTATGGCATCCGTCCTGCCAAATAAACATTAAAGATTTGAAGTGATGGAAAAGAAAGAAGAAAAGAAAGTGTGCTGCATCTGCGGCAAAGAGTATGAGGGCTACGGATACAATCCGTTCCCGGTGAAAGAAGAAGGCTGCTGCTGCCAATCGTGCAACTACAGTGTGGTGGTTCCGGA